GATGACGGCTACGGGGCGCTGCAAGGCGGTGAGTACGTCATCACCAAGGCGGCGGTGGAAAAGTACGGCAAGCGTCTGCTGGACGCTATCAACAACGGGACATTCAGATGACTGACGATGACTTCAGACGCCTTGAAAGCAAAGTTGACAAGCTAAACGACGCCGTTGGCAAGCTGATCTTGATTGAAGAACGGCAAGCTAACCAGGGTGTCCGCATCGGTGCTGTTGAAGCGCAGCTAAGTGTGCAAGATGCCATGTTGCAACGTGTTGACCGCAAAGTCGATCAGTGGGTAAACCGTGGGGTCGGCATTTGGGCGGCTGTTGCGGTGGTGTTCTCGCTTGTCCAATTCTGGAAAAAATGATTGACGTCACCAAAGCCATTGGAGCAGTTGCAGCCAGCATTGCAGCGATTGGTGGCGGCTACACCCTTGCCGATAAGTTTGGTTGGTTTGACAGGGCTATTCTGGAGTGGCATCCAGAGCATTTCAAGATCACGGCAATTGCTGGACAGCCAATCAACGTCACTGTTGCGCGGGTCAAAAAACGTGACGATTGCTCAGTAGAGAGTTTTACGCCTAGTGTCCGCGATGCCGCAGGCATGGTGCATGAGGCGACCACTACCGCCAGTAAGTTCAGCGGCCCAGCAGGGCCAGAGATTGATACCTTCACGTACCAGTTGACAATGGTGAGAAAAGAGAAAATTGCACCTGGGTCAGCTACTCTGCTGGCAACGATCAAGTACAAATGCCCAGAGGGTGAGCGAGTCGTTCAGTATCCCCGTCACGCAAACCTAAGTTTTGACCTTAAAGGCTAATCATGCTGACCCTACTCTCAACCCTGATCAGCTTCCTTGCTGGTGGCTTACCAAAGCTGCTTGGTTTCTTCCAAGACCGTGCTGACAAGAAGCATGAGATGGCAATGGCCCAACTCCAAACTGAGCGCGAACTGGAACTCCGCAAGGCTGGCTTTGAGGCACAGCAACGGGTGGAGGAGATCAGGATAGAAGGCCAGATGGTGGAGGCAGAAGCATCAGAACGGGCTGCACTGTACGCGCATGACATAGCCATAGGTCAGGGTGCATCACAGTGGATGATCAACCTACGGTCAGGTGTAAGGCCATTGCTGACCTACGGCTTCTTCCTACTGTTTGCTTTTGTTGAGATTGGCGGGTTTGTCTACGCATGGAACCACGGCGTTGACTTCAATGTGCTGATTGCCAAACTATGGGATGCTGACACCCAGATCATCTTTGCATCAATCATCAGCTTTCACTTTGGCGGCAGGGCATTCAAGGGTGGCAAAGATTGAAAGTCTCTCAGCAGTGCAAGGACATGATCAAGCACCATGAAGGTGTTAGATACAAGCCTTACCGTTGCCCTGCGCGGCTGTGGACTATTGGTGTGGGCCATGTTCTATACCCGGCGCAAGGTGCTTTGCCATTAGACCAACGGGATTCTTTTCAACTCAAGCCAGAACACAATCGGACGTTTTCCAAGGATGAAGTAGATGGAATCCTTAGTGTTGATCTCCAGCGATTTGAAGCTGGCGTCACCAAACTTTTTCCTGTGGTGCTGGCCCAAGGTCAGTTTGATGCTCTTGTCAGTTTTGCTTTTAACCTTGGTCTGGGAGGCGTACAGCGATCAACCCTCCGTCAGAAGATTCTTAGGGGTGAGATTGAAGCGGCGGCAGATGAGTTCCTAAAGTTCACTAGAGGCGGTGGCAAGGTTCTGCCGGGGCTAGTCAAACGCCGTCAAGACGAACGCTCACTGTTTTTATCCTGAGTAGCTGCATGGCATCCCGCAAGTCCTGCCGTAATTGCTCAAGCGCCTCTTGCTGGGCCTGTAACCGCAGGTAAGCGTCTAGGGCGAACCTGTCCAGTGTCTGACGCTCCCAGGCTGCAAAGTTCGGTAGATCGTTCAATTTGATTCCTTATCCATTCTGGGCCGCCAAGCTGAAGTAGCTTGATACGCTGCGCCTTGGTCAGTTTAACGGTGTACACCACCTCAAGATTTTGGGTGAGTTTCTTCAAGGGCGCTTCCTCGGTAGTGGCGCCCAATGCGTCCAGAACTGCGTACCCGGCGTGTTTTCAAAGTGACCCATCGTAGCAACGCCTGATCTGCCAAGCAGCAAGACTTTCATATATTTTGGCGTGTCTTGGTCAATTGGAATCCAGTAGTAATCATCCGCCACTACTGTTGACCGGGTGCTGTCCAGACGGTACTTGATCTCACGCTCAAGGCGCTCAAACTCATCGTCTTCAGTGATCACGATATTCCCCCTTAATAATCCAAAACCAGTAAAAATCAACAGCCGTAAGCCAAGTGTCTATCAAATAGTCAACAATCAATTTTTCAAACATTTTTAGCTTTCAGCTTGGCTTCTACAGTACGGGCAAACTCAATCCATTTGCTGCCGTAAACATTGTTTTGATCAAACAAATCAAGTATCTCTTCGGGTTCCAGCCCTACCCACTCGCGCTTAGGCGAACTAAACCAGCCCTCACAACCATCGCGTTTAGTGGCTTCGCAATGTATGCAAGCCCCGTTTACAAACTTGCAGGGCTTTACTTCTTGTTCAGTATGTTGAGTCATTTTTCTTCCTCAGAATAATTTGGGCTTTGTACATTCCTGCATGAAATGCTAACTTTAACTTTGTATCAAATTCCGCAGACGCTATTGCAACCTCATCATCCGTCAGCCCTACCCACGGGCGCTGTGCTGCTTTCCATTCCGCGACAAAGCTGATTGCCTGTAGCCCGTACTCAGCCAAGATGTTGTTGATGGCTTCCCATTCGGGAGGTGGCTCTGGCTGTGCTACTGGCTGTGCTACTGGCCTTGCCTTCGTACCCACGCAGTCTTTGTAATGACACGCATCTCCGTCTTGACAAGGGCATCGCGGGTCTTTTCCTATGCATGGCTCCTGCTCTGGCTGCTCCAGCGCCGCTTCGTAGTCTGCGATGTAGCCTTGTGCGTCGTCACCTTGCAGTTTGTCCTGCGCTGCTTGGCGCTTTGAAGCAAATCCTGTCATAGCAGATACCCCACAACAAATGCAATCCCAGCAACCCCGCAGATCGTCAGGATCACCGCGAAAAACAAGTCAACCCAGCCCCATGCGAACAGGTCTTCATCGTCTTTCATTTCATTTCTCCTTTGGCTATTGCTGCATCTGCTTTAGACAACGCTTTAACTGTACTTATTACGCCTCGGCTTTTGACTGCTGCTTGTAAATCTTTCAACGCCGCCAGCAGTTCCGTGTTTACCTCATGGAGTCGGCGTAGTTCGGCGGCGGCTTCGTTTTGCACTTTTATGCTGGCGTCGTTGCACTCCAGCCAATCAGCCAGCCGCAGGGCTTCTGGTTGTGTTGTCATAGCGGACTCTCCTCGTGATTTGCAGGGTTGAACGGCATCGGCGGTACAGGCCGGTTGGGTGGTAATTCAGTGGGGAAGGGCCAAGTGTTCATGCCCATCGTTTAGTCTCCCAGTTATACCGGCGGCTTAACACGTAAGCTGCCATCTCGGCGTCGGTCATTGGGGTGGTCGCTGGCGCAACATAGGTTTCAATGCGCTCGGGGAATGGTTCGGTTCTGGCGTTCCACTCATCTGCTATCTGTTTGGCGTGTGGTTCAGTCGTCACAACGGCACCAGGCTTCTCCAGAAAATTCAAACAGTTGATGCCGTGCCGATTCATCACAGCCCACCAAACTGGCCCTATCTGTTCAGCCCGGTACGGCCCAATGCCAAAATACTTTGATGGGATAGCAGTCATACTGCCTTCTCCGCATCAGCCAAGAACTTCCGCAGGCGCTTAATCCTAGCGTCTTCGTAGCTGACCACACTGGTGGCGTACTCCACCGCACTGTGGGCTTCCAAGCGGTGCAGTTCAGCCTCGGACAACTCTGTTGCTGCCATCTCAACAGGGGTCAGTCGGCGGGTTATCCTCTTGAATTGTTGCGTCAATGTCATGGTCGTTTTCCTTCTTTTAGTATCTCCATCCGTTCCCGGCTGGCGCGTAGGGTGCAGTAGCGTTGGTGGATGCGCTCTAGCATGGACACTCTGCGGTGCTTCAATCGTTCCTCATCCAGCAAAGCCAACAAGTCGGCCTCGCTGTAGTTGGGCAGTTCACTTTGAAATTTTCTCCAAGATAAAGCCATTGCATTTTTCCTTAAGCGTGTTTGGCAAAATTGCCGTGATACTTTCTTCTTGCTTCTTCAACAGCAAATTGAGCCAGTTCAAAATCATCAAAAAATTGCTTAAACACAGTTTGTTTTTGCACATTTAATCTTGCACACCACAAACCATCAGAAACAAAAGAAATGCCTTTGATGCCAGAAGAACAATTTTTGTTTTGACGACGATTGTGTTGATTTTGTGATCTAGTCGCGGCTCGCAAATTTTCTATTTTGTTGTTGCTTGGGTCTCCATCAATGTGGTCAACAGTTTCAGGTTCCCAGCCAAAATGCATAACAAAAATAATTCTGTGCCACAACTGTCTTTGACCGTCAACGCGAACATGAAAATATCCATTTTTACGTTGATTGCCAGCAATTGCGCCAATTAAAGCGCCGCGTGTTTTTTGTTTTCTATAAAGAAAACCGTGTCGGTATTCAAATAACTCGTCACACCTTTTTTTCGTAAGCATTGATTTTGGCTTCCAATTCGGCAATGTGTGCCGTAACTTTGTTGTAAGCCCGACTCGCACTGTTGTGCGTTCGGGTGCGGATTGCAAGTTCGGCCTGTGCGGCCCTCAACTTAGCTTTGAGTTGGGTTAGTCTGTTCATGTCAAGAAGTTTAGCACAGAATAACTATTTCTTCAACATCATTCCTGATGCTGTACCAGGGTCGATCACGATCCAACCGTTTTCATGGACTTCAATCAGGTTGGCGTCCAGCAGGTTGCTGATGTACCGGGCGTTCTTGCCATCAATCAAGTTTCGGCGCGAACCGTCTGCCTTTGCGCCAGGAAAGTTTGATATGCCATTGGCAACAGCCCAATCGCGCAGCACTGACTTGGTGAGGTAAGGTGCGCCGCCTCGCTCCTCCGCGCCTGATGACCACCAGGCTTTCTCAAAATCGGCAAACCCGAGTGACTTATCCTTTTGCTTAGACTCTGGCACTTCGCCTTTGACCACCACCGCGCTGGTGACCGCCTCGCCATCTTCATCCAGCCAACCAGGTATCGCCACCGACTCCAGGTCAACATAGACCGGCGCTGCCATCTCGGCGTCTTTGCTCTTGCGCTGGACAATCTCAATAGACTTGTCGCCTTTGGCGGGAATGACGCTAATCTCAATGTCCAAGGCTCCACGCCATGCGGATGAGCCTCGCGCCCGGTGCTGGGCCTCCTCTGACACGCCTGTATGGTGAACCAGAATGACGGTGCAGCCAAACTCTTGCATGAGTGCAGCGCAGGCGTCCAGCATGGTCTTGGCGTCTTGAGCTGAGTTCTCATCACCGGCCATGAAGCGGTGCAGGGTGTCTACCGTAATCACATCAGGCTTGATCTTGAGCGCCCGTATGGCCTCCACCACCTTCAGGTAGCCCTCGGCAGTGTTAAGGTCTACGCCCGACTTGCTGACCCACATATTCAGGTTGCTGACGTTGTTGTGGTGCTTCCAAGCTGCAATCCGTGAGCGCAGGCCGTGATGCCCTTCACCAGCAAGATAAACCA